CAAGTGTTTCTCCTGTCTCTTTTACTGTAAGAGTGAAGTCAGTTCCACGAATCCCAATCGTAGCTGAGTTCGTACGGATACTGATGTTTTCTTTAGGTATGCGTGGTTTTTTGCTAGATATAAACCTTCCCGTTCCTTTTACGAAGTTCAAAGCCATACTAGACCTACTAGGATTCGGATCGAAAACAAATTTATCTATAACGACGTTAGAGTGTTCTGTAAGTCTTATTGTGGTATCGTCACGAAACATAACTCCCATGCGACCGTTAGCAGTCTCTAATCGATCCATAGAATCAAGTGAGAATCCCAACTCACTTTCGTATGTTTTATCGCGTACTACTCTTGTATAACCGTTAAGTTCTGTAATACTTCCTATATCTTCAGCAAGAAGTGCTTGTGCCCTGATCATTCTGCTGGATACAGAAAGTACCATTATTACCGTCAGAAATAACACGCAACCAATCATTATCTTGCGTAGATTGTTGGTCAATATCGAAAGTCCTCGAGTTACCGTCGTGTTCAATCTTGAAGTAAGCTCCCGCATAACCATCTCCATTGTAATCAATACTGTTCGAATCACCATCAAAATCAATGTAATTAGTTGCTGAATCTACATCTAAATCAACATGAACAGCATTTGAATCCCCTTGAACTATTGTGTCTATATCTGCACCACTAGCTAAAGCATTAGTAGCCAAGTCTAGTGTCATAGTGTTAGTTGAACCATCAACATTTACATTCACATCAGAGTTGTCAGCACTATAAGTGTTGGTCGGATCAACTTGAATAGTGTAAGAATTAGTATCGCCGTCGAAATCAAACAAACCTGTAAATGTGTCTGCATTAATATCACCTAACATCTTGTTGTTATTACCTATCTGGTTGACATCTAGTGTCATAGTTGCACCGTCAAGATCAAACGGAGTCATAGAGCCATGCGCTGACTGTAATCCACCAATTATATTTCCAGAGCCTAATTGTTCTAAATCTATGTTTGCTGTAGCACCAACTTGATCTACATATATTTCATTGTCATCAGAGTATGACAAACTATATGCGAATAGAAACGCCAGCATTACAGTACCATATACCATTTTGTCGTAGTTATTATTCATATTCCCAATATCCTTTATCTATACCTTGTTTTATTATTTCAAGCACTCCTTCTTCTATAGCTTTTTGTAAGGCAATCGATGTACTTTCGTTTTCAGCTACTCCTCCTTCTACTTCGATAAGTTTAGTCCCTTCATCTATAAACCTAAATATGTCTTGCGACAGTCCTACAGATAAAATATTTTTAGAAACTAAAACTTCAAGTAATACTTCACCTGTAGATACAGAAACCAACCTTAAACTAATTGTTATCAGATCTTCTCTGTATTCTTTACTAGAGCCAATACCAAGGTAACGAGCACCAGCTCCTCCAGATTTGATATTAGTATCATAACTCAAAACTCCGCCTTGTACTAAAAGACCAGCAAAAAGTAAAGGTTTTACTTTGCTTTCTTCATCAAAAGATTCACGTGTACTTCGTATTATTTGTCTCTCTTTTGTAAGAGACTCAAGCCCTACCCTTTCTGCAACTTGGAAGAAATGACCGTTAGATGCATGCTTTAACGCGCGTATTAAAAACGCTTCAGGTGCTTGCGTAATCGCTGTGGAAAATAATGCAAATTGTCCATTAGATTTGCGCTGACCTGTGTGATCTTGAAAACTGTTAGCGTATATAGCTATTACTGGTTTTCTTTTCGCAGGAGAGATATTTTTTAATTCTTCAGATTGTAAATCTACAATAGAAGAACTTTTTATTACAATGTTAGGAATACCCCCGCCTTCTGACAAATTCCGAGAAGCGCAACTAGAAAGTAAAATCCCCAATAGGCACAGTAATATGTGTCGTCCCACCAAGTTCATCGGTGATCGAAAGCGTAATAGTTTCTTCTTCGACAATATATTCAATCGTGTTTCCCTCTAGCTCAAGTTTACCTGATTTTTGTGGAGTCTCTCCAAATAATTGCTCTACCATTTGACGACTAAGTTGAGCATAGATACGAGATTCTAAGTTCCTTATAAACCTTGCAAGTGTAGTGTTATCTGCGTCTCTAGCTAACTCATCTTGATATGCTTTTATCTCATCTTTTATAGCTTGTTTTCTAGTAGACTCTTGATTTTCAATCGTAAGATAATGACTTGAAGTATTTATTCCTGAAAAACTAGGACTTTTAAACTTGTAAAGTATTTCATCCGCATTAGCGTAAGACAATAGCAAAATCAAAAAGATCGCCATATAAACATAAATACCTAGAAACCATGTAAAACTATTTTTCATCTTCGTCTTTTAATCTGTTTTCCTCTTTTAACTCTAAAACAGTATTTACCTTTTGTTGTAATCTTATCATATCTTGGTCTAATAGTCGTAATTGATCAGTAAGTCTGATAATAGTTATTTTCATTTCCTGAACAGCAGGGTCAATTTTATTAGTAATGGTTTGCCAAACAAAGTATACGAAATAACCTAGTCCGACCACCATAACTATCGGAAACCCGAACTCTGATACTATTTGAACAATATCCATTACTTAAACTTCTTTTGTATATACTTTATCCCTGCATAGATTGATAAACCGTAAACTGCAAATAAAGTTAAAGAGCCGAACACAATTAGATAGTCGGATGGGTATAAGTATATAAGACCAAATAAACCGTCTACAACCGCTTCTGCGTCACCTACGGGTGGGAGATTAATCTCGTCTTGCATCTATTTTTCCGTCTTCTACAAAATTTTCTGCTCTAGCTATTCTTTCTAAATCAGGAGATAAGTTTAAAGCACTAGAAACGCTAGTATCTATGCGGATTATATCGTTATTCATAGTTGCTGCTCTAGTGATGAGCATTTTAGATATGGCTTGAATCGTTTGTATCTCACTTACCAACCCATCCATAAGTTGTTGCATGACTAAAAATATAAAGTAAGCCATGACAAGACCACCTGCAACAGGTAATCCTAATTCAGTTATTAATGCAAAACCCTGTTCCATTCTGCTGCTTCATCTTCAGTAATGATCATATCTAGTATTCCAACTACGGTGCAACCATAAACCTCTGCTTTAGCCTCTGCTTCATCAAAACTATGAGCAACAACAGTTGGACCTTCGTAATGTTTATCTTTATAAGTAAACTCAGTTATATAAACTTTCATTCATCTTTATCCTTAGAGTTGCTTGCACCAAAGTAAAAACTAATTACAGCACTTGCAAGACCACCAAGGTAGCCAAGAACTAAGTTGATCAATGCTTCACTGTTCTGTTCTGGAGGTTGGATCGTGACTAAAAAGATATAACCCATAAAGCCACCAACGACAGCTATTCCCATAATCCTAGATGTCCAATCTTTAGAAAACTTTCCTCTAGCATCTTGTATGTCTTGAGTTTGTAATGCGTAAAGGTCTACTTCTAGCTCTTTCATTTTAATCTCAAAGTCTGCATCAATCTTTTTAAGTTTTGCTAATTCTTCTGGGGTTGCCGCTTGTACTGCCTGTTCTATCTTCTTTGGTGTAGGCTCACAACCAAGTGCCTCTGCAACCATATTAGCCGCCATATTACCCATTGGACCACCTAACGCTGTGCCGATTGTAGGAGCTACTGCGCCTATTATGTTTTTAACAAATTTAAACTTCATATTATTTCTCCACTGTTGAAGGATCAAATCTACCTTGTTCTATTAATATATCTCGGTTTCGTAAATGTTCTTCTTCTATATCGTCTTTAGATTGTCCGTGATACGCTACAGCTAGATGATTTTCTATCATAGCTTGATTTATATCTACTTCATCTACAACGACAGAAGCTAATACTCTACCAAATTTTCCTCTAGAATCAGATAACTTAGTTTGTAAAACAACAGTTTTACCGTTATTTATTGAGTCTTTTAAAAATGCAGAAGCCATTTTTCCTCTGGCTTTTTCATCTTTATCTCTTGTTCTAGACTCTGGAGTATCTATTCCGTATAGACGTACTCTAGATTGATACTTAACGTCAAAACCTAAATCTATTAGAGCATCTATCGTGTCTCCGTCTACAACTCTCGTTACTTTACATTTATACTCATACATTAGCACTTCCACCTTTTTCTTGCTTGCCGTAATCTTGAATTAGGATTCTTTGCAGCTTTAGGAAACTTTTTCATCTGTCCTGCTGATCTAGCGCAATAAGACTTTCTTCTCTTTGCTGCTTTACTACCTTTCTTCACCTTTCCTGTTACCGCAGTTTTTAATTTCGATCCGGGATTTTTTCTTCGGTATGCTGCCACACCTTTTTTAGTCATTCCCGCACCTGCTTTCGTTTTACGATAGTTACCACCTTTACCAGTGGTTCGTCTTATAGATTTTTCTTTTCTTTTACGTTTCTTAGCCACGTTTTGCCGTCCTTGCAGAACGTCTGAAAGCGGCAGCAGTAGGTGCACCTTTCGCACCTTTCTTACGCATCTTTTTACCTGCTTTACGTTTTTTATTTATGTTGTAGTATAGTCCTTTCCTGACTCTTCTGCCGTCTTTAGTAGTGTGAAATTTACTACTTGATTTTTTCTTACCTACTTTAGGCATCTTCTTCTCCTTTTAATATCCTATCTCTTAACCTTGTTGACCTTGGACCAACCTGAGTAGCCCACCTACTATCCATCATTTCTATAGCAGCAGTTTCAAAGTCATGTTCTTGCAACGCTCCTAGAAATTTTTTGAAATTTAATAACCTATTTATACCTAAGTTAAAACACATATTGGCTAGAACTCTTTGATGATCATCACACAAACCTACCCACCAAGATAAATTTCTATCTAAATCTGTTAAAACTCCTTGAATATCTTTTTCAAAACATTCCTCTATTCTTTCTTTAGAAACAGGAGTATCTACTTCTTGACCATGTTCTGGATCTGTTTCTAATATTAAATGACCTATGCCGAATGTAGGATAGCCAAGATGATCTAAATATATTTTATCTATACATCCTTCGTCTATTGTAAGTTCTTCTCTTAGTAAATCTATGTTCATTAACTTTCCTCTAATGCTGTTAGTCTTGCGTTAAATCCTGCTACTATAAAAGCGTATAATTCGCTGTAGCGTATTCCATATCTATTTCCAGCAACTTTAGCTGGTTTGATAACTTCTTTCCCACCTTCTTCAGTTGTAATTGTTTCTTCTTCTGTTGCATCCCATTCGTCATAGCAATAAAAAGCATATTTAGTTGGATCAAGTGAGTTAGTTTCCATAATCTCTTTAACTTTTTGTGCTGTTATACCTATGTGAGTTCTGGCATTACTTCCTTTTTCTGAAACAGCAGATAACCATTTATAAGTTCCAAACTCTTTAGCTAATGCTTTAGAAGCATTTATTTCATTTGTAGTTAATGCAGTAAGAGTAGTTTTTTCTCTTGAGTCTGATGTTTGAATAGTGGTGTTTGTTGCATAAATATCATCATAACGATAACTAGGATGTCCTAAGTTAAGAGAATTGTCTGTTTGCGGGTAAAACTGTGCAGAGTCTATATTGAAGTATTTCAAAAACGCATTACCGTTGTTATAAATTAACCAAGCTGTAGCGGGAGTACTATTGTCTGCTACTTGAAAAACCATCTCACCTTTCCTAGCTGCACCATCACCTGAACCTTGCTGTGCGTAGATAGCAGCTATCGATTGATTTGCTGATGCACCGTCTGTTTTAAATATAAGACCAGTATCACCTTGACTTGATCCTGAGTCTGTAAAAAATGAAATTGTTTGGCTTTGTCCACCTGAAAAAGTTGGATTTCCACCTTCAGACATATCAAAAGTAAGAGGTGTAACCCAAGACGAACCATCAATACCTTGAAAAACTAAATCACCATCAGCAACGATAGATTGTATCAGCGCATTGTTCCCGTCTTTCTTTATTGTTGCAAAGTGAGTTCCACCATCTTTAAATCTAACTTCACCAGCATCATCAGCATCTAATGTTATATTACCTGCTACATCAATGGATAAATCACCGCTTGATAGGTCAATCTCTGTACCATCAATAGTTATATTATCAACAGTAATGCCGGCATCAGCATCTAAAACACCGCTAAATGTTCCTGTGGTAGCAGTAATGCCTCCAGCAAAAGTGGCGTTAAGTCCATCGTCTGTCATTACAGGATGAACGATAGTTGTGGTAGTTATTGAAGTTGCACCGTTTGCTTTTATTGTTACAGCACCGACAGCACTCACACCTTCAACACCTGTAGGAGTCGACGGATCAGATACAGTTTTCCAGTAAGAACCAGTAAAAACTTGGAGAGCACCTATATCCGTGTTCCATATTATACTACCTTCGTTAAACCTTACCTTGTCTCTATCTGTTGTCGATATTTGTCGTATGTTGTCTGGGTCTACTTCACCTAAGTTTATTTCTAATACCCTGACTAAACGATTATAAGTGTCTGACTCAACCGTATCTGTTGTCGATATCGGTAAACGAGTTTGTAGTAATTTACTCATCTTCTACCGTCAGTTCTAACATCTAAACGAGTAGCACCTAGTCTCCACCCTGTAGCTGTGTTACCACTTGTATTATCGTCGTCTGACTCTATTCTCAAAACCGCTTGTCTTGTTCTAGCTCTAACATGAACTTGTTTAGAAGATTTTGTTACAGAAGATGTGTTATTAGTAGTTAAATCATCTCCCGGAAAATCACGTGTTTTTAACACTAAATTAACTGCACCTGATTCATTTTCTAAAAATTTCAAGTCTGG